ACCTTAATACCATACTTCTGCTTAAGAATAGTAGCCTTAGCTCTGAGTTGTGAGATACTGATTCCTCCAGTATCTTCTATGTAGATGGGTGCTGTTATTATTTTGTCATCTGTCTTTAAAAGTAGCTTCCTTTCGTAATCATTCAAATTATTCGTTCTAAGGCGTTTTAAAGGCACTTGACTCGTTATTGACTCTAACCTTTCAACAAGCTGTTCGGAGCTCATTTCAAGGCTAAAAATAGCCGTAGGGACGTTATTTAGGATAGCTAAGTGATAAACACTTGAAAGCATCATTGCAGTCTTACCTGCTCCTGGTCTTGCAGCTATGATACATAGGTCAGGTTTACACCAACCTGCTATAGTCTTGTTTAGTTCATCAAAACCAGTATTAAATCCTAAAAGTTCGCCATTACTTGCTAAATCCCTAGCAAAGTTGATAGCCATAACTACGTCTGTGATGCTTTTTTCGTAGATATTACCATATTCAAGTAAACCTATAAGTTGACTATTTAGCTCTGAAAGTAAATCTATAGATTGACTATCGTTGTCTAAACATTCATTTTCAGCTATTTTAAGCACTTTATAAGCTTCACGCTTCTTATACATCTCAATAACAATCTCAATATGAGTGTTTAAATGAGCAGTTGTAGTTACATTATCAGTCAACTTAGATAGGTAATAAGCTCCACCATTGTCTTGTATGTCCTTATCTTGGGAAAGTTTTTGAGCTACAGTTGTAAGATCTATAGATATGTTAGTATCATACATTTCCTTAATAGCATTAAAGATTTTTTGGTGCTTTAGATCATAGAATATGTCAGTTTTTAGATGACCAATGACTAATGGTATAGACCTTTTGTCTAAAAGCAATGCACCAAGTATGTTAGATTCAATATCTAATGCTTTTGGTAGGTTTATAGCTATCATAATTGATATAATTTACCATAGTTTTTAATAGTCTTTTGTATTGACCTAATTTCTTTTTGAATCTTCTTTTGTAGTATCATGTATGATTTAGCTAACCAATTGAAATTTTTATCTTCTAATTCTTTTCTCATTTCTTCTAATCGTACATATTTAAACTCTAAGTCAATTATTCTATCTTCAAGTCTATATACTTCCATAAAAACTCTATTATTGAATGTATTATCTAATTTTACATTGGCAATCATGCTATTTTCAGTTATTTTAATTTTACCAACAGTTCCGATAGGTGTCATTATTTAAGTTTTATTTGTGTAGTTATTTTGTTTGTAGGTACTTGGTTAAATTCCTTTGGCTTAATTATCTCATCATAGAATGATTGGTTATTTAAGTAGGTATCAGGATTCTTTCTGTATTGTTTATCAGGTTGTGCTATTATGTATTCTTTAGTATGCTTAATAGCTTGTGTTCTTTGATTGTCAGTTAGTTTATTCCATTTAGACTCTAGTTTAGTCTTACTACCAACCTTCTTATCATATAAATCCCACCATGTATTGAAGGATATATTAAGTATTAATTCTTTTCTATTAATAACTATATTATTATGTGCCAGTTTTCTGGCTGAGGGGTTAGCCAGTTTTTCGGCTAGGGTAGTAGTCTTTTCTGGCTGAGGCATATGTGGTATTTCTAAGTTGATAACTAAAGACCTAAAATCAAAATCTCCATTAGGTTTTAGTTTTATTATCCTGCCTAAAATACCAACCTCTTCTAATTTCTTTAAGTGATCCTTAATTGTAGATTCAGAACAATCCAAACATTCCCCTAAATACTTGTTAGATGCAAAGCAATAACCCCTTTCGTTCATTAAATTAGCTATTAAAGCTATTAATAGTTTCTGCTTATCAGTCAAAGTCTTGCTTAATAAGACTGACGCAGGTAATGGTGCAAACCAATTATGATTCATAAAATAAAAGTGCCCTATCAAGTTCCCCCCAGTCGGATTGGGGGTTCATATCAAGGGCAATAAGTTCTTAATGAGTATCCGACACTCACGACAAATATACTATTTATCCTTAACTATCCTAAAAATGACATCTCTGTCATTATGCTTAAATCTACGCTTTAATAACGGGCTAAGTGATTTCTTTATTGAGTCCTGTGTAATCCTTGTATTCCTTGCTGCATGAGCTAAAGATTTAAACAATACTTCACTTTTATCGTCAACATAAATCATCCTCACTGGTACTGAGTTCTCTAATCCTGCAATTTCCATCATATATTCTTGAATTTACTAATTATTGTTAATGTAACAAATAGCAATAATGCTAATGGTATTGATATAACTATGAACTTTGTAAGCTCGTAAATAAATCTTAGCTGTTTCATATATTACTAATTTTATTTATTATAGTCCTATCAATTGGGTATATTGATATAATTGTTTTATTATTTCTGTCATCTAAAATATAAAAATGGTATCCACCACAATCTGTATAATAGTCGTGTGCTTCTTCATAAGTAAGATAAACTCCAGTTTCAGAGCCTCCAGTTATTATATGTAGAGTATATCTGTTTAATTTAATTGTTTCTTTCATAGTTTGTAGTTTAAAAAACCACCCCAAGTTCCCGTAATTACTATCTTGGTTAAAAATATTTAATTTCTTGAGGTGGTGGAGGATTTTTATTTCTTTAAGCTAATCTTAAAGGTTGTTGTACTAATTCTTGGTGCTGGGTGTACCATCTCGCCTGATTCGGGATCAACCATAGCGGTAGGTAATGTTCTAAGCATCTTCTCTCTTTCCTTAATAGCAAACTTCATAGACTCTAATTGGTCATTCATTTTGCTCCAAGTGTAATCTTGGTCATAGATGTACTTAACTCCTGATTCAAACTTAGCCATCTCGCTACCTAAGACCTCAGCTTTGCCGCCAGGATACTTACTAAGCTCATCTAGTACTAATTCTTTTAAATCAGCTCTAATGCCCTCTAAAAGCTGTACAACAGCCTCTGACTTGACAAGCAACTCTAATGGAGATTCTCCTGTCTGAGTAAAGTGGTCTACTATCTGCGACTTGATAAGCTCAATAGCAAATTTGTTCGGTTCTATAGAACTTAGTTCTACTTTTGGTAATAATTGTAAACTCATGTTATTTTAGGTTTTCTTTTTTCATTTTTAATACCTTCATTAATGTTTCATCTGAATCAAATGACTGCTTATATGTAAAGTATATATCAGTTAGTTGTTTCACTTTAGTACACTTTGCAACTTCCATCATGATTTCTTCTCTTGTAGGCTCTTCTTCTACGATTTCAGCTACAACAGTCTGTACTGGCTTAGAGGTTTTTTTTGGCTCTTCATGTACAAAATCCATCTCCTCAGCAGGTGTAGCTTCAAATCCAGCAGCTTTCATTAACCAAGCTAACTGATTACGGAATGCTTTACCTACTGCTCTTGTTTGTGCCATAGATAAGATAGCATATTCATCAAAGAACTTTTTGCTACCTTCTTTGTTGGAGCATATTGCGATACCTACTGACACTAACTTATTGTCTTGGTACGATCTAACTTCACAAGTAGCCATGTACTTAACTTCTGTTTCACTAGATAAGTCTTGAACACTTGTAATGATAGGAAATAAGCCTAATGAAGCTCCTGCCATCTGCCAAGCTTCTACATTACAATAGTCCTTGCCTTTGATGTTAGATACTAAGTGTGCATCCTTTACAAAGCGTTTAAGCTCGTTAGATAAAGAAAGCATAGAGTCCTTATTTACCATTTGGTAACTAGGAGTCTGAATTTGGGTGTTAGTTGTTTGTAATTCCATTTGTTAATTTATTTGTTTGTGTAAAAAAAGATGCCTTTCTAATTGGGTATTGCTCCCACATCTTAACTATAGCGTCCATAGTGTCAAAACTAGATTGGCTGTAGCTTAAATTGTGGATAATCTTAGCAATAAAGATTCTTTTGTCTGTTTCGTTCATGTGTGCGAATGTTGATAGCATTTTGTTTTGTTTATTTGTTTATAATATTAAAATTGTATCCAAAATATTCCATTCCAGGTGTATCACCATATCCTAGTTCTTCTATAAAGTCTTCTAATTCTGAATCTGACATAGTATATACTTTTGACATAGCATTAATTGCAAGTCTTATTGCTTCTTCCCTAGTAATGTCTATTGTTGACTTCCAACCCATAATAAAAAATTTAATAGTTATCTGAATATAGTTTAGGAATCTTAATCTTACTTCTAACCTCATTGTATTGCTCCATATAGTATGGCACTACTTCTACGTCATTTACAAAGGTATTAACGCCATGTAGCACTGTAGTCCTATCTCTATGAAAATAAGGAGCTATTTGAGCAGATTTTTGCTTATAGTGAACATGAAGGATATAGAAGCACATATTCCTAGCAAGTACTTGTGGTCTATATCTACCTTTCTTAGTAATTAGCTTCTCATCTATATTACAAGCCTTAGCTACTTTACTTACTAAGTTGTTTACTGTGTCTTGGTCTACGAATAAAGGCTTCCTATTTAGCAAGTTCTGTCTTGGTGTTCTAAATTTCGCTGTAGTCATTTATCTGTGTTTTAAGTAGTTCAAGTTTTTTGTTA